GGGATCATTATGGAACTGAAGGTTTAGAAGTATATGTTCCTGGTTCAGGAATTCTTTTTAAAGAAGGAATAGTATTTCATTTAACTGGGTCTAGCGGAAGCGTTACTGTAACAATAACAGGAGCGTAGTCTAATGGCTAACACTACTTCTGGAACTACAACGTTTGGAAAAAATTTTGCAATAGACGATATTGTAGAAGAAGCTTTTGAACGTATCGGTATACGAGGAGTTTCAGGATATCAACTAAAGACTGCAAGACGTTCTTTAAATATTTTATTTCAAGAATGGGCTAACAGAGGTATTCATTTATGGGAAATAGCAGATGGATACTTGACACTAGTTGCTGGAACCAATGAATATATTGGCTATCGTTCTAGTGGCGATGGCACATCCACACTATTAAATAGTGCTGGTGCTGCTTTATATAGTGTTGATGATGTTTTTGAAGCATCTTATAGAAGTAATGCAGGTACAACAAGTCAATCAGATAGTCCTCTAACTAAAGTTTCTAGATCAACTTATTCAGCTCTTTCAAATAAATTAGCACAAGGACAACCATCACAATATTGGGTCCAAAGATTTATAGATAGAGTTACAATAACTTTATACACAACACCAAGTTCAAGTCAGGCTGGTGACAGAGTTCAATTTTATTACATGAAAAGAATTGATGATGCAGGAGATTATACAAATGCAGCCGATGTTCCATACTACTACATTCCGTGTATGTGTGCAGGATTAGCTTATTATTTAAGTTTAAAATATGCACCAGACAGAACACAAAATTTAAAACTTTTATACGAAGACGAACTATTAAGAGCGGAGGCAGCGGATGGGTCAAGCAACAGTACATTTGTTACACCTAAGACCTATTACCCTAGTGTTTAATTATGGCAAGATTTGCAAAAGGAAAATATGCATTAGCAATCTCTGACATTAGTGGCCAAGCATTTCCATGGAATGAAATGGTCACACAATGGAATGGGTTATTTGTACACTATTCTGAATTTGAATCTAAACAACCACAACTAGATCCTAAACCAAGTCAAGCTGATCCAACTGCTTTACCAAAATCAAGACCACAACAACCACCACCTGATACATTAAGATTTTTAGATTTTAATCCTTTAAGAACTTTTGCTGCAGGCTCACCAATTATAAATGTAAACTCTCCTAATCATCAAAGAAATTATGGAGATCAAGTAAGATTTAGAGGAGCTCCTACAACCAGCTCTGCTGCTTCAACTGATCCACAGTTTAGTAATATTGCAAACATCGATGGAATTACTGGAGCAACTATTTGTCAAGCTGCGGGTTACACAGTTTATCCTGGTTTATATACTAGTTATACAACAACATTAAATGGAGCCATTGATGCAACTACAACAGATGTCATTTTATCTACAGTAAGTGGATTCAACGGAGTTGCAACATCACCTTTTGAACCTACAATTGCAAATCCAAGTGGCACACCGACATATGGTGCATTAGTAGGAACAGAAATTATTAGTTACACTGGAGTTGGTCCAGCAGATAATATTCAACAAACATTTTCTGTGAGAGTTGTAAATACTGCAAGTGGTAATAAATATTATATAGATAATGTACAACAAGATACATTAACTTTTATTAAAACTGGGACATATACTTTTAGTCAAACTGATTCTACTAACGAAACCCACCCTTTAAGATTTTACACAGCAGCAGATAAAAGCGGTGGAGAATATACAACTGGAGTCACAACGTTTGGTACTCCTGGAGTTACTGAAGGTGCATATACAAGAATTGTTGTAGATAGTTCAGCGCCTGCCACATTATATTATCAATGTTCAAGCCATGCAGAAATGGGTGGTCAAATTAATATAACAGAAGTTACAGACAATCAATTAACTGGGGTTACAAGGGGAGCTTTTGGATCTACAGCTGCTTCTCATAATTCAGGTGTTTCAGTTAGACTATTATTAACGCCAGCAAACAATTATTATTTTACTGCAGGTAGTAATGCAACTACTGGACAAATCGCTGGAGGAGGTTATAATGTATCTTCAGGTCCGGTAACATTAAAAACAATAGGACCACAGGCATAATATGGCATACACTTTAACAAACTTACAAGACGATATAAAAAGTTACACAGAAGTAGACAGCACAGTTTTTACTGAAGCTGTCTTAAATAGATTTATACAAAACGCAGAAGAAAGAATTTATAGATCGTTTGATGCTGACATGGAAAGACACTATGCTACATCAACTACAATTATTGGAAACAGATATGTTACCATCCCAGCAGATTTAAGGGTCATTAGATATGTTCAACTAAAAGATAGTTCTGGTAATCAAGTCTATTTAGAGCAAAGAGACCCTAGTTATATAGCGACTTATTACGACACACCAGGCACTGCATCTACCACTCTTCCTAAATACTATGCTAATTGGGATGAGAATTATTGGGTTATTGCACCTACGCCTAACGCAGCTTACGAAATTACGTTGGCGTATAATAAGAATCCAACTAGTCTAACTGACGCTAGTGTCAGTGCTACAGGGACCTATCTCTCGAATAAGTACCAAGATTTACTTTTGTATGCTTGCCTAGTAAATGCATATGCATACTTGAAAGGACCGCAGGATATGTTACAATACTATCAAGCGGCTTATAAAGAAGCTTTAGAAACGTATGCTACCGAACAAATTGGTCGTAGACGCAGAAACGAATACAATGATGGTGTTATTCGTCTTCCTATCAAATCTGAATCACCATCAAGTTATTAAAGGAGATAAAAAATATGGCAAACGTAATACCTTTTTCATTTAGAGGAGAACTCTTTTCGGGAACGCATAATTTTTCTTCTGGTGGTAACACATTTAAAATAGCGTTGTACACAGCAAATCCGTATACAACATCAAGCACGGTTAAAGTAGGAACTAGCGAAGTTAGTTCTTCTGGAGGAAGTAACTACACAACAGGTGGAGAAACTTTAGGTTCACAAGCTGTTGCTGCTTCGACAGCAGTTGCTTCAGTAGACTTTGCAGATGCAACTTGGTCATCAGCAACTTTTACAGCAGCCTTTGCAGCTATTTATAATAGTACTAACAGTGATAAACTTTGCGTTGTTTTAGATTTTGGAGGAAATAAAACTGCAACTAATGGCACGTTTAAAATTACCTTCCCAGATCCAGCAACACCAGCCAATGCAATTATAAGTATGGCATAGGAGAATAAATGGCTTTAGTAATAAATGACAGAGTAAAAGTAACAAGCACAACTACTGGCACAGGTGCGTTCGCACTTGGTTCAGCGGCAACTGGTTTTGAAACTTTTGCAGCAGGAATAGGAAACAACAATGAAACTTATTATTGTATCTTTAATCAAGGTACTAGTGAGTTTGAGGTAGGACGTGGTACATTAGATGGATCAAGTGCTAACTTAGCTAGAACTCAAGTTATCTCCAGTTCTAATTCAGACTCAGCTGTAGATTTTAGTTCAGGTACAAAAGATGTGTTCTGTACTTTACCTGCAAGTAAATCTGTTTATTTAGATGCTACAGGTAATCCGGTAGGAGCAGCAAGCAATGGTTTTGCATTAGCAATGGCGGTTGCATTATAGGAAATAAATATGGCACAAGATTTTAGAAACGTATTAGTTAGAACAATTGGAACATCAGATACTACACTGTTAGCGGGTGGAAACTATGATGCAGTTATTGGTATTAGATGTTGTAATATTTTAACATCAACTATTGCAATTGATGTTAAGATTGCAAAAGGCGGAGCTGATTACTTTTTAGCAAAAGGAGTAGTTATTCCACCAAACTCTGCAATTGAATTAATTCAAGGTGGAGCAAAAATTGTTTTAGCTAGTGGTGATACGTTAGAAGCCGTCTCTGATACAGCAAGTAGTTTAGACGTGGTTCTTTCGTACATCGATACAATTAGTTCGTAGGAGGAATTATGACTGCAATAATAAATGGTATCCAATATATTGGAGGCCAAACAGGACCGAATGAATTTATACCCAATCAAGCGGCAACGATTGATGGTACACAAACTATAGAAAGCGCTGTACTAGCAGGACCAATAACTATTCCTGCAACTATAACAGTAACAGGAACGTTGGTAATAGTTTAATGAGTAAAATAGAGGTAAATACAGTTGCACCACAATGCGGAACTACTTTAACACTAGGTGAATCTGGTGATACAGTAACTTTAGGAAGTGGTGCTAGTCAATCTGGTTTTGGTAGAACAGGGACCGTTGATTGGCAAACTGGATCTATTAAAACAGCGACTTTCACAGCAGCAAATGGTGAGGGTTATTTCGTAGATACCACTTCAGGTGCAATCACAGTTACACTTCCAGCTTCACCATCATCAGGTGATATAGTAGCAGTAGCAGATTATGCAGGAACAGCTGGAACTAATAGTATTTTTTTAGCAAGAAATGGTTCTAACTTTGAAGGAGCTGCTAATGATGGTGAAATTTCTGGAGATAGAAATACATTAACAGTAGTTTATGTTGATGCAACACAAGGTTGGGTACCTGTTAATGAAAATGTTGGTTCTTCAGAAAAAAATGTATTTATTTCAGCAACAGGTGGAACCGTTACAACTTGCGGAGATTTTAAAATTCATACATTCACAGGACCAGGTACTTTTTGTGTTTCAGCGGGTGCAGGTCCAGTAGCAAAAGTAGATTATGTAGTAGTAGCTGGAGGAGGTGGTGCTGGTGGTTCTACTAACCCTGGCGGAGGTGGAGCAGGAGGTGGAGCAGGAGGTTATAGAGAATCTCATTGTTCAACTACATCTGGTAGTTATGCAGCTAGTCCATTAGCAAGTTCAACTTCTTTACCTATTTCAGTAACAGGTTATCCAATTACAGTCGGCGGAGGTGGAACAGGAAAAGGACCAGGAGCTTATGTAAATGGATTTGGTTCAAATTCGATTTTTAGCACAATAACATCTGTAGGAGGTGGCGATGGTGGAATGAATAACAGTCCTGGAGAAGTTAGACCACCAACTACAATTTCAGATGGCTCAACATCAACAAGCACATATAATGGTGGACAAGGTGGATCTGGAGGTGGAGGTGGTTTTTTTAATCATTTAGGTGGTAAAGGAAATGAGCCTCCTGTAAGTCCATCACAAGGAAATAATGGTGGACAAGGTTCTGCAGGTCCACAATATTCTGGTGGTGGAGGAGGCGGTGCTGGAGCAGTTGGTTCTAATGCTTCTCCAGGTGCTGGAGGTAATGGAGGTGCAGGTGTAACATCATCTATAACATTATCACCAGTTGCTAGAGCTGGAGGAGGAGGTGGGGCTTCTTCTAGTAGTACAGATGGTTCAGGAGGATCAGGTGGTGGTGGATCAGGAACTTCGCCTGGTGGCACAGGAGGTGCAGGAACAGCTAACACTGGAGGAGGAGGTGGCGCTGGTGGATCACCAACAGATGCTACTGGTGGAGCAGGCGGATCAGGTATAGTTGTAATAAGGTATAAATATCAATAATTATGACAAGTACAATTAAAGTAAACAACATACAAAACCAATGCGGTGCTAACATCATTAATGAAAGCTCTAACACAATAACTTTAGGTGCAAGTGGCGATACCATTACTCTTGCATCAGGTGCATCGCAAACAGGTTTTGGTAGAACAGGAACTGTAGATTGGGTAACAACACCAAAGACTGCTACATTTACCGCAGTAAATGGTGAAGGATATTTTATAAATTCTGGAAGTGCTCTAACAGCAAATTTACCTGCTGGATCAGCAGGAGCTATTGTAGCTTTTTCTGATTATGCAAGAAATTTTGGAACATATAATTTTACAATAAGTCCAAATGGTTCAGAAAAAATTGGTGGTATAGCAACTGATGCAGTGTTAGCGAATGATGGTCAAGCTGCAACTTTTATATATGTAGATTCAACAAAAGGTTGGATTAATGTTCAAAACGTAGATGATTCAGTAGTAGGAGCACAATTTGTAGCAGCAACAGGAGGAAACACAACTGCAACCGTTGATACAAATTTTAAAGTTCATACATTTACAGGTCCAGGTACATTTTGTGTATCTTCTGCAGGAAATTCTGCAGGATCTAACAAAGTAGATTATTTAATAGTTGCCGGCGGTGGTGGCGGAGCTACTCAACACTCTGGTGGTGGAGGTGCAGGAGGTTTTAGAGGATCTTTTCCAAGCCCTAATGGTAACGCAGGTACAACACCAGTTTCAGTTCAAGGTTATCCAGTAACAGTTGGGGGTGGAGGAGCAAAAACTCCTACTGGCCCTAACGTAAATACAACAGCAACGCCAGGTGTTAATTCAACTTGGAATTCAATTACTTCAGCTGGTGGTGGTGGCGGTGGAGGCTACAATGGTTCAGGTCCTTTTGTTGCTGGTGCTAGTGGTGGATCAGGCGGCGGCGGTGCATCTGGGGCTCCAGGTGGCACAACTAGTGAACAAGGATCAGGAGGAGCAGGAAATACTCCTCCTCAATCTTCGCCCGCATCCCCCGTTCAAGGTCACGCTGGCGGATTTGGAACTGGTCACAATTATGGAGGCGGCGGTGGTGGCGGTGCTGCAGCAGTTGGAGCTAACGCTGGTACATCTCCAACAAATACTGCTGGTGCAGGAGGTGCTGGAAAACAAAACAATATTGATGGTAATAACTACTACTGGAGTGGTGGTGGCGGTGGTGGATCTCACGATTATTTAGGTGGAGCTGGTGGAATTGGCGGTGGTGGTGGCGGCGGTTCTTGTAGTGGTACTGCTGGAACCGGTGGAGGATCAGCAATTAATGCTGGAGGAAATGGTTCTAACACTAGTCCATCTTCAAATAAAACAGGTGGTAATGGTGGAGATAATTCTGGTGGTGGCGGAGCTGGTTCTGGTAATAATGGTTCTGATGCTGGAAACGGTGGATCAGGAATAGTAATATTAAGGTACAAATTTCAATAGGTAATATGAGTGAAATAAAAGTAAATAAAATTAGTCCAAGAACAGCGTGTGGTACAACTACATTAGGGGATAGTGGAGACACATTCACAATTCCTAGTGGTGTAACAATTACAAACAATGGAACACAGACAGGTTTTGGTAGAACAGGTGCAGTAGATTGGCAAACATCTAGTATTAAAACAAGCACATTTACAGCAGCAAGTGGCGAAGGATATTTTTGTAATACAACATCTGGTGGTTTTACAGTAAACCTACCTGCTGGATCAGCGGGTGCAATTGTAGCTCTTTCAGATTATACAAGAACTTTTAATACAAATAATTTAACAATTAGTCCAAATGGTTCTGAAAAAATAGGTGGTGTAGCGGATGATGCAATATTAAATGTTAATGGTCAGGCTATTACTTTAGTTTATGTGGATGGAACTGAAGGTTGGATTAATGTTCAAAATGCAGAGGACACAGAAACAGGATTAACTCCAGCTTTTGTTGCAGCTTCTGGTGGAAACACAACAGCCACTGTTTGTACAAATTTTAAAGTTCATACATTCACAGGACCAGGAACTTTCACTGTAAGTAATGCTGGTAATGCAGCAGGTTCTAACAAAATAGATTATTTAGTAGTCGCTGGTGGAGGTGGCGGAGCCACTCAACACTCTGGTGGAGGAGGTGCAGGAGGTTTTAGAGGATCTTTTCCAAGTCCTAATGGTAACGCAGGCACAGAAACAGTTACAGCACAAGCTTATCCAATTACAGTTGGTGGGGGTGGCGCTGGACAATCTGCTGCTCCTAGTGCAGGTGGGACAGCAACATCAGGTTCTAATTCTACTTGGAGTACAATCACTTCAAACGGTGGTGGTGGCGGTGGAGGTTATGATGGTGGTTGTGGAGTAGCTGGTGCTAGTGGTGGATCAGGCGGTGGTGGTGGATCTGCTAGTGGACCTGGGACTCAAGCTCCCCCAATAGCAGCAGGAGGGTCAGGAAATACTCCCGCTCAATCTTCACCCGCATCACCCGTTCAAGGTTTCGATGGTGGATCAGGAGCAGGTCACCAATCTGGAGGTGGTGGCGGAGGTGGTGCCGCAGCAGTTGGTGGAAATGGTGCTGGTGGAACTGGTGGAAACGCTGGTGCAGGAGGCGCTGGAAAACAAAATAATATTGATGGTAATAACTACTACTGGGGCGGTGGCGGTGGTGGTGGATCTCACGCTAACACTGGTGGAGCTGGTGGAATTGGTGGCGGAGGTGGAGGTGGATCTGTTCCTACTGATAGTGCTGGAGCTGGTGGTGGATCAGCAATTAATGCAGGTTCAGCTGCTTCAGGTCCTGGAAATGGTGGAGCTGGTGGAACTAACTCTGGTGGTGGAGGTGGTGCTAGTTTTTCTAATGGTACTAATGGTGCAACCGGCGGTTCAGGAATTGTAATAATAAGATATAAATTTCAGTAGTTGAATGGTAATTAAAATTAATATATAAGGAGAAACATTATGGCACATTTTGCAAAACTAGGAGCTAACAGTAAAGTTATTCAAGTATTAACACTTGATAACAAAGATATGTTAAATGCTGATGGTGTTGAAGATGAATCAGTAGGTCAACAATATTTAGAACATCACAATAATTGGCCTGCACAAATGTGGATTCAAACTTCATATAATACATCTGGTAATAAACATAACTCTGGCGATAACTCAAAAGCATTTAGAGGAAACTACGCAGGTATAGGTTATGAATGGGATGAAGATAACAATATCTTTTGGCCTAAAAAACCTTTTTCATCTTGGGTAAAAGATACTACAACTGCATCTTGGAAATCACCAATAGGTGATCCTCCTGCATTAACAGCCGAACAAAAATCACAAAATGAAGCAGATACTCACGGCTGGTATTACGTTTGGAATGAAGCTGATCAATCTTGGGACTTGACAGACGCAAAAGCATAAATTAAAAATGGTGGTGGTATGCAGAAGAAAGTATTAACAGAGCAAGCTCTATATTATGGTGATGTGGCAATGCCTAAAGATTGGGACATTGACCGAGATAAATTATCAAGTGACATTTTACAATCAATAATTCAAAACAAAAATTTTCCATTTTCAAGAACTTGGGATATGTTAAATACATATATGCGAGATCACATTGGTCTTGAATATGGTATAGGTTTAGTGAACAAAGAAACGTGGGGTAACACTTATAAACCTGCGGAAACTACAACACCATTACTTAATATTGATCCAGTAGATTTACGTAACTCACCAGATTTTACACTATTGTATGGTGTAAAAGTTAAAGATTGTATGGTCAGAATACATTATGAAGATAATAGACGTAAAGGAAGAAGCTGGGACATACCATTAGAAAATAATAAATTTATAATGTTTCCATCAACTAATATGTATTACTTAACTAATAATCAAAAAGATAGTTTAAATTTTGTGCAAACTATAACTTATGAATATATCTAATTATTATTGGTATTTTAGTGGTGCATTAACACCTAGATTTTGTGACGATGTTATAGCATACGCTAATAAACAAAAAGAAGTGTTAGCTAGAACCGGTGGTTATAACAAAGAAAAATTAACAAAAGAAGATGTTAAGAATATACAACGTAAAAGAAAGTCTGATCTAGTATGGCTTAATGACACTTGGATATATAAAGAATTACATCCATATGTGCACAGAGCAAATGAAATGGCAGGTTGGAATTTTGAGTGGGAAAGATCGGAATCTTGTCAATTTACAAAATATAAATTAAATCAATATTACGATTGGCATTGTGATAGTTGGGATAAACCTTATCAACGAGACGATGTTAACAATCCAGAGCACGGCAGAATTAGAAAATTATCGATGACTTGTCAGTTAACAGATGGATCAGAATACAAAGGTGGTGAATTAGAATTTGATTTTAGAAACTATGATCCACATATGAGAGACGAATCAAAACATAGAATACAATGTAAAGAGATATTACCAAAAGGATCTATTATTGTATTTCCTAGTTTTGTATGGCATAGAGTTAAACCAGTAACAGCAGGCACAAGATACAGTCTTGTAGTATGGCATTTAGGAAAGCCATTTAAATGAAAATATTAATTGTAGGTGGTGGAAGTGCAGGGTGGATGACTGCAGCTACTTTAGAATCTCAATTTCCTAAACATAAAATTTCATTAATAGAATCTAAAAATATAGCTACCGTAGGAGTAGGTGAAAGTACTATTGCACAGATCACAGATTGGATGAGACTACTTAAAATTAAAGATAAAGATTTCATAAAACACGTAGATGGAAGTTATAAATTAAGTATAAAATTTACAGATTTTTATAAAAAAGGAGAAGCTTTTCATTATCCTTTTGGACAACCGGCTACAGGAGGAACAAGAGCAGGAACAAACGATTGGTGGTTTAAAAAAATGTTATATCCAAAAACTCCTTGTTCAGACTACGCTGATTGTATTTTTCCTTTACAAATGGCTTATGTTAATCAAAACAAATTTGACATAAATGAAGTGCAAAGAGCTTATCATTTTGATGCAACAAAGTTTGGTCTTTGGTTAAAAAATAATTATTGTAAAAAAATAAAACACATTCTTGACGATGTTGTTTCTATTGAACAAGATGAAAATGGAATTACATCTTTAAATAACAAATATAAAGCAGATTTATATATAGACTGCACTGGGTTTAAATCTTTGTTATTAGATAAAACTTTAAAAGAACCTTTTGAATCATACTCTGATATGTTACCAAATGATTCTGCTTGGGCTACAAGAATTAAATATAAAGATAAAGAAAAAGAATTAGTTCCTTATACGAATTGCACTGCTATAGAAAATGGTTGGGTTTGGAATATACCTTTGTGGTCAAGAATTGGAACAGGGTATGTATACTCAAGTAAATTTGTGGATGATGAAACAGCATTAAAACAATTTAAAAACCATTTAGGTCAAGAAAATTTAGAATTTAAAAAAATAAAAATGAGGGTTGGAATACATAATAGGTTATGGGTAAAAAATGTAGTGGCAATTGGATTGTCTGCTGGATTTATAGAACCATTAGAAAGTAATGGTTTGTTCACCGTTCACGAATTTTTAACTAGATTAGTTTTAAATTTACAAAGAGATAAAATATCACAATGGGATAGAGATAATTTTAATTATCAATGTAAACATATGTTTAAAGAATTTTCTGAATTTGTAGCATTACATTATGCTTTATCTCATAGAAACGATACCGATTATTGGAAAAACTGTAACAATAAGTCTTGGGAAAAAAGTTTAATAAATTTAGAACCAGTTGGTTTAAGTGGTATGAATAGAGCTGTATGGCAAAAAACATATGATTTTAAATTTGGCAGTGAAGGAGGACTACATTGCATTGCTGCGGGTATGCATTGGGCACCTACAAATGAAGTATCTATAATTAAATACGGAAGGTTTAATAAGGAAACACTTGAAAAAGAATTTGAGGAGTGTATTAATAAATTAAATGAAAGAAAGGAGTTATGCGAACAACTTGTTAAAGAAAAACCAAGTCTGTTTTCAGTTTTAAAAAATGTACATAAATAGTTATTTTCCAACTGTAATATGGAGTGAGGAAAAACCAGAGTTTGTTAAATCGTTAAATAAAGCAAGTAACAAATATATTAAAGAAGCAAAAAATAGAGAGAAAAAATATATTAAAGAATATGGTGACTTTGGTAGATCGTTTCATTCAACACCATTGACGAGAGATAATGACTTTTTAGATTTTAGAAATTACATTGGTCAAAAATCTTGGGAGTATTTAGATCACCAAGGTTATGATATGTCTCAATACACAACTATGTTTAGTGAGCTATGGGTACAAGATCT